CGTGTGCCAAGAGATGAGTTCATAGCACCGGCCATAGCAAATAAACTTACGCTTGTGGTGTTAGGTAGATACAACTCAATGCTAGATATATTTGTCTCAAAAATGTTGACTATGTGCGGACCTTGCTGACTACCTAAACCCAAAACAGAGACGGTCATTGATCCTTCAGAAAGGTTATACGGAAACGCGCTCGTCAGGATGCTGATCTGGTCCGCTGCACGGGTGACTTGCGAGGCCACGGTGGGGATCGGGCTTGTGATGAACGCCCCACGCTCATTCTGGAACAGCGCAACGTCGATAGCATCGCCGCTTGTTACGATGCGAACTCCTACGATTGGGTTTAGGATTGTTGCGCTGGGAACGCTGACGCGCGTCCAGTTCGCCGTAACAGTGACTGCAGTCCACGATACGCCGTTGTCCTGCGTCATCTCGATAGCGCCAGTACCCGTCCGCCGCTTGACGAACATGCTTGTGACACGGGCGGCGCTGGCTGAGATGATGGTCTGCAAGACGGTCCCATTGGCAAGGGTCGCCGTTAGCGTGCTGGCGCTATTGGCGACACCGTCCGGGCCGGTTGCGGTTTTAGCAGCCGTAACGTTTACCTTTACCCATGCCACGTTGGTGAAATCGTCGGAATATAGGCAGAGGTTCGTCCTTGCCTCCTCCACCAGCACGCCTAGCGCTGCACCCGTGGTCGGGTTGTAATCCCGTGGGAGGGAGTAGACGGCGGCGGTAGTGGTGGGGATGTAGGTGAGGGCGGAGGAACCGTAGTGAAGGCGCGCCCCCCATACGAGCACGTCAGCGGTATTGCTGTTTGCAGGGGTTTGCCCGCCACGCAGACGAAGACCGTAGTTTACGCTTCCAGCCGCCGCAGCGCCAGAAGTAGAGAACAACTGCCAAGTCGGAGTTACGGTGATCGCAGTGGCGCTTCCGTCTGGCTGCGTGAGCATCATATTGTAGGAGTTGCTATCGTAAGACTTTATCCAAATTCCTACGAAAACGACTTGGCCTGTCCCCACCGTAGTTCCCTGTCGGAGCAAGCTAAAGTCACCTGATGCTGTGCCGCCTCCGAGGCTAAACTGCACGCGATCAGCCGTGATGGTCCCGTCAGGGGCCTCACCGGAATCCGCCGTTACGCTAGGGGTTACGCCCGTTCCGCCAATTGTTCTTGTCCACGTTGTGGTGAAGTCCTGCGACTGGAGCAGCAAATTATGCGGCGCATACCCCAGCACCCCATCCGACCCATAAACCAGCTTCGGCGAGGGAGCCGTGTACGTGAGGATGCTGTCTGGCGTGACGATGCCACCACCGCTCGACTTGTAGGCTTGGTTCTCATCGAACCACAGGGCGAGGTCGGCACCAATAGCGCCAATGCCGGTAACGCTCCCGCCCCGCGTAACGCTTAGGCCCGGGCCAATCCCCATCGGCATTTTAGAGAATCCCCACGAGGCTCGTTGCCGTCGATGTCGCGCGAACAAACTGCGCCCGAACTGGCAACACAGTTCCAGCCGGAACAGCGGTAAAGGTCACGTCCGCGCTATCGCCAACCAGGCGGCAAACGATGTTGCCAAACCCGCCGACGTAAATCGCGCGCGTGACAAACGTCAGCTCTGTCGTGGCGTGCGGCGTGATCGCAAAAGCCTTGTAGCCCGGACTGTCGAGGCCACCTGCGAGGGATTCGTAATTGTCAGGCATGGTAATCTCCGGGGATGGACAGGCGCAGTTTACCCTATGGGGCGAATTTGTCTAGGATGGGACGGATTACACCGCTTCGAAGTAAAATCCGGCCAGCCAATTGGCAGAGCCTAAATCGTTTATGTCGATGGAGTGGGACAGTGGCGACGAATTGTAAATCTTGTAACCGACACGCATATCGCTGTCGCTGAGGTTGATTTCAGCGTCGAACGCCGGGGATGCAGTCGAGAACGTCACAGTGCCTAGATACGTCGCGCCAATGCCGATCAGCACAACGGGGATTGTTTCCGCGCTTGGATCAACGGTTATCGCAGCAGGATTGGTGTTGATGATCCCGCTGTTTTGAGGCGTGCTGAACGTCAGCGTTGTGAAATCAATCGACGGCCTAAACACCAGCCCGATCTTGTTATTGTCGGAACTGCCGCCGCCCGTGCTTGCGCTCATGCCGGTGACCGATCCCTCCGACCCTGCCAGCTTCTTCCAGCTGGCCATCGCGCGTGCGCCCGGCTCACTTTCGCCGCTAGTGTTAATCACATTGGTAAAACCGCTCGGCGTGACAGCGGTCGGCGGGTTTTCCGCGCCAGCATAGTCGATGTACAGCGCCACATCATTGGCCTGTATCGATCCAGCGCTCAACACCGAGAAGTCAAGCGTAGTGCCTGTGGACTGGCACGACCCGACGAATGTCCATGATAGCGTTGGCGCCGCGCCCTTCGGCATTAGGGCCGCCAGCAAGTGCAACATGCTCATCGATCAAGCCTCACTTGCCGAACCAACGCATCCCCAATTCGATCCGTTCCAAAGGAACCCGACAGTTAGGAGCTTGTTGATAACGGTCGTTGTCGGGAGCGCAACGCCCTTAGCCGTAAAGCTGGCGCCCCAAGTAATCGCCCGCGCGGTGCCGTTGTCCTTGATCTGAAACACCAGCACATCGCCAATGGTCGGGGTGCCCGTCAGGTTTGTCGTCATCGATGTGATGGCTGCGGCAAGCGCGGTGATATCCACAACGTCGGCGTTGTCAGTGTTAACGGTAGGCGTGCCCGACGAGGTAATCGTAGTGACGCGCGGCGTTACCCGCTTGTTGGTCAGCGTTGTGGTGCTGGTCGCCTGCACTGCCGTGTCGGCTTTGCCTAGCGATGTCTGCACCGCGCTGGTCAGCGCAACGGATGGCGTGGTCGGGTCGGTTGCATCAACGCTGATTCCAGTGCCGGCAGCCACCGCGATAACGGCGTTATCAGTTTCGGCCGACAACCCGATCGGCACATAGCGAAACGTCCGCGTAAACCCGCCGAGCGTGGCCGTTACCTTGTAGGCGCTACCAGCCGCGTGGAACCGGCCCGTGCCTGTGGCGTCGGTAAACGGATTGGCAATCGACACCGCACCAGCCCGATCGCTGTAGAGTGGCACCAGCACATTGTCGCTTTCGCGGCGCACCTCGATGGATGATCCGGTAACGATGTTTCCAGATGCATCGCTGATCGTATAGTTATAAGCCGCGTAAGCCATGCCTAATCCTTAGTTGCTTGTCGGGCCGGTATAGGTTGCGGATCCGGACGTAACCTTAACCCATGATATGCCATTCACGGAAGTGCCGGTCGCGCCGCCCGTGCCGCGCGTGACTGACCATGATCCGGACGTTGCACCATTAGACCCAGCCAATCCAAGCGCCCCGCCAGTGCCGCCTCGCCCGGACTGAAAACTAGGTCCGCCAGCCCCGAACAGTGCAGTTGACGTAAACGCCCGCGCGCCAAGCCCGCCTGCTGTGAGCGTGCCAGTAGATGCGGTTTCGCCACCGCCATCAAAGATGCCGCCCAGCCCAGCCGTAAAGCCAGCCCCGCCACCGCCCGCACCGCCGCGATGGTCGTCAAAGTCCTGACAGCCTGAACTGCCGCCGCCACCACCTCCAGCAGCTATTTGCGCCCCGGTGCCGAAATCGATGTTGATTGGATATCGCGTGTATAGCGCAGTGCCGCCAATCGACCCATTGCGCTCCCCTGCCGATGCTACACCGCCAAAGTTGGCATTTCGTCCACCGCGTCCGCCCGCCGCATAGATCGAGCCGCGCAACAGCAGTTTGATTATCACGGTGTAGATTGTAATCGCGCCTGCCGTCCCGCTGCTTGTGGCGTTTGACGATAGCGTGACCGTGCTGGCTCCCACATCAACGCTGTTGATGATGGCGCCGGACGGAATGCCTGTGCCGATCACGCGCATCCCGGCTTTAAGAATTGATAGATCGCCGGATACAGCCGTCAGAACCGCCGAGCCGCTTGTGCGCGTTGCCGTGCGTGCGGTTGATGGCCATGTGCCAATGTCTACCGAATAGGTAGTGGTTGCGGTTGATCCGACCTTGGCGCCGGACTGGATAACCAATTGCACCTCATCGCCATCAACCACATCGGGAAAGACCTGATCATGCGCCGTGCGTAGGTTAATATTGTTTGTGTCAGACGTGACGGTCAGCGTGCGCTTGGCGAGGTCTTCGGCCTGGATGGTTGTCCAAGTGCTCTCTTCCAGTTCAACGTCCACACGATCGGCCTGTGGGTTAATGCGCGTCACTTGCGCTATCAGCGAGCTAGGCAGCCCGCTTGCATCCTGAATGGGCTGGCCTTTGATCCGATAATACTGCCCGAACTGTGGAACAGGCACCTCGCTTGCAGTTGTCCGAAATATGGAAAGCGAAATGCGGCGTGGCGGCGTGACGAACCGGCCAAGCTGAAGCGCGTTAACCCGCGATGCCACAACCTGAGCAAGCTCCGGGATCCACCGCGAATATATCTTTTTGATCGCGGCCTGCCCGTAGTCGGCTTGGCTTTGAGCGTCCACCGTCGCCAAGGTCGATCGGTAGTTATCAATGTCCGAAATGGACTTCAGCGGGTTGATCTGCCCATAGTAGTTCCAGACCTGACTGATTCGCTTCTCAGGCTGGTCCTTGATCTGCAACGAGCCTTCGAGGATGTTGTCCTCGGTGTACTCGTACGAGATGTTCGTCGCCGCCTCTTGCAGCACCTGGAGGCGAATGATTTCGGTTTGATCGTCCCACCAGATCGCAAGGCCGACCTGCTCGATAATTTCTGCAACCAAATCCTTGACGGCGGTTGGATCAGCCAGCAGGGCGGTTATCTGCCGGTTGTAATAGTTGTCGATCTCGTCTTGCCAGTCGTCCAACGGAATGTATGCCGTCGGAACATCGGCATATGTGGTCAGCAAATCATAAATAACGTCGGCCGGGCTTTCGCCGTTATAGTAGATGCAGAGCTGCGCCCGATCCTCTGCCCTATGCGCCTGCGCGGTGGTGTTGAACTGCGCCCGCGTAAGCGTAAGGACGTCGCCCGACCGGGTGAACGTGCAAATCTCTTTACCGCCGATGCTGACATAGCCGCTTGCCGGGTAGCTGGCATTTCCAACGCCGGTCGGCAGCAGCGTGGCGCTCGTCGCAACATTGGTAATGTCTGATGACAGATACCCAACGCTGAGCGCCGGGGCTTGCGACCGATCGCCGTCCGCCAGCTTAAGCGCGTCTTTTGCCGTGATCGTATATGCGCCATTCCGGTCCGGGCCGGTGAAATCTTCAATGATGAAATGCCGCGTTTCCATGTCGGCCAAAGCTTGACCAAGATAACCCCTGATCAGGCGGAACGCGCGGCCCTTTAGGTACTTTTGCCGAACGGCAAACTTGCCGAAGAACGTGCCGCGAATGAATGCATCGTCATATGCGCGCAGCGATAGGTACTTGTCGAACCCGGCGCCCGTGTCAGGGTGAGGGCGATCCTGAAACGTCGCGCTAACGCTGGCCCGCGTGCCGAGGTCTTTACCCAGCGAGATAGTCGGTGGCGTGTAATTGACCGACGAAACATACGGCAGCGCCTCAATGCCGCTTTCTGGCAACGCCATCGTATCAATGGCAAAGCGCAACGTGACGGGCGCATTGGCAAACGCGGCCCGCGCCTGGCATGTGTTGATCGTATTGTAACACCGATCGGCGCCGGTCACGCCAAGCGATGCCGTGCATGGCGCGGTGGCATAGGTCAGGCTGCAATAGTCAACGTCGATCTCAATGAACGTGAGCGCCTTCACAGGGCGAATCCTCCAAGCTCAAGGCTGATCGACATCATGCCATTTGCCCGCTGGTTGACCGGCACCGCGTCATTGGTCAGCCAGCAAAAGCCGACCTCATCGGGATAGCTCGTCGGGCGCCATGAGTAGAAGAACGGCAGCGACTTGGCCGAGATCACAAACGGCTCCATCGTTTCGCGATACCAATTCGGCGTCAAGTTTTCCAACTGGACGGAGGTCGCCAGCCGCTCTTGCAGGATCACGCGACCCAAGTAGTTGCCGTTCTCGCTGCGTCCGCTTTGCACCGTAGTTTGCCGCCCGTAGGTGATCGGCGTGTGCCCGACATAGATGCGGCGCTGGAGCTCCAGCAATTCGCCAACGTAGAGGATGGCAATCTCTGGCTCATCGGTAGCGTTCTGGATTTTGAGCCGAAAGCCGGATGCGGCTGTTGACGCAAACCGCATGATGGCTGGGGCGTTGGAGCCTAGCACCTGCTCGGCGAATATAGTGGTCCATGTTGACCCGTCGAACGTCTCAACCGATACCGTAGCGCCAGACAGGTTATGGCGAGCAAGGCCCATATAGTCAGCCGTGCCGGTGGCGTTGATCGTGACGTATTGCGTGGTCGTAACCGCGCTCCGCCACAGGCTGACCGTGCTTGGATTGGCCAGATTGGTTGCCGGGTAGTCAGCATCCTCGCTGGTTGCCAGCACATTGGTAATGGTCAGCAGGTTATCGTAGCCGATTATGCCCGCGTCATTATCGGTTGTCGGTGCGAGTGCAAGCGCCAGTGCCTGCGAAATGTAGACGCTCATGCCAGCACCACCTGATAGCCGTCCCGCTGCATTTGTAGCATCTGCTCCATAAAGTCGCGCATGGAATCGCCGCTGAAGATTTGACCGGCGGTAATGCCCTGAACGGTTAGCGTGCGGTTCATGGCTGGTTCGGCAGCCGATGCACTGCCACCTTTGACGCCCGCGCTGTTAGCGCCGGATGCCGATGCGGAATTGATAGAAGCCAATTGGGCCATGCCTTGAGCAGCCACGGCAGCGGCAGGGAGAAGACCGCCAGGCCAGCCGAATTGCTCAATGGCTTTCATGATGCCAGCAGCGGTCGAGATTGCCACGCCCGCCGATGCTATGCCCTTTTGCAAAGCGATCTGCTTATCGCCTTGCGTCTTCATGATGCTGCTAATCGACCCAAATATGCTGGCCGTTGCATCTAGGTTTTGGTACAGCGCGGCGTTTCGGATGGCGGCTAGTTGATCCTGATGCTCTTTCTCAAGGGCTTCCACGTCCTTGCGATAATCGGCCTCGGTTTTATACATCCCATTCATTAGCGCATCTTTGAGCGCCGCTTGATCGTCAGCGTATTTTGCATCCCGCATTTCGGCTTCGGTCAAGAAGCCTTCCTGAATGACGGCAAGGCGCGCTGCGATGCGCTCGCGCTCGGCTTCTATAGGATCAAGCCCACCGCCGCCGCCGCCGCCGCCTCCACCGCCCAACTTGGACGGCGGATTAAGGCTTTTGAACATTTCATCCGTTGAACCAAATGTTTTATTTCCGCCAAGTGCGGCGAAGGTGGCATCAAGCATACTGCCAGCCTGATTCATTCTGTCGTCATAACCGCCAGGCACGACGCTATCGCTTGGCGCCCCCGCCGGGGTTGTCGATCCCAGAAATACACCACCGGCAAGCAGTGCAAGTCCACCAGGAATAGCGGCGATAGTTGCAATTGAAGTTGCTACCAGCCCCAAGCTTGCCGCCAGAGCCGACACGCCTGGCGCGGCCAATGCCGCAGCAGCTCCTATGCCTAGCACCCCAGCAGAAATTGCTACAACGCTTGGGTCCATCCTAACAATCAAGTTGCTAAACTCGGTCAAGGCCGGGAGTACAGCCTCCATAACCTTGTTTGCAACGCCAGTTAGTTGTGCGTTAACTTTGTCTAAATTGTCGTTAAAAGCGGCGGCCGCCCTCGCCGTCTTTGTGCTGATTGTGTAATTGAATTCGTCGGACTGCCTGCCAAACTCTGCTATCCCAGCGGCCCCGGCGTTTAGCATCGGGATTAGGTCAAGCCCGCTTCGGCCAAAAACATCAACCGCCAGCGCCGACTTTAGAGCGCCGTCCTCCATGCTGGCAAAGCGGTCGGCAATCTCCGAGAATACCTCAACCGAGGATCGCATAGATCCATCGGTATTCGTAATGTTAACGCCGAGTTGGGCAAACGCATCAGAACCCGCAACCATATTATTGGCAAGCGTTCGGAATCCGGTTTGCAGGCTTTCGATAGATGTATCGCTTAGCTTTGCGGCATATTGCAGCCGGGAGAGAGCTTCGACCGACACGCCAATGCGCTGGGACATATTGTCGAGCGCGTCTGCGTTATCAATTGCGCTTTTGGTTAGCGCGATCAACCCAACAGCCGCGCCGCTGGCCGCAACGCCAATTGCCGCTTTTGCTCTGGAACCAAACTTGGTTAGCTTGTCAGTCGCAGACGCCAAGCCCCGCTCAAGCCCTGAAGTGTCGGCACCGATCTTGACCTTGATCTCAGGTAGCGCCATTTTTCGTCCACTCCAAAAGCTCGTCCACGTCGGCTTGCGTTAGTTTACCAGCATACTGCTCGCCTTGGTTAGCCCCCTTGGATTCCCATTCCGCCCACCATTCCGAAAGCGTCATGTTCCAGAACTCGCCTGGCTGGATGCCCCACTGCCGCGCCCAAAGATAAAGCCCATTCCAATCCATCGCATCGGGATCGGCTGGCCCCTCCTCGCTTAGCTGGCGGCGTGGGGCGCGGGCTTTTTTGGGTCACGTTCTCCCGGCGAAAATGCAAGCAGAGATGCCGTCACAAGGTGCTGGACGGCTTCTGGATCGCCGTTCCACAGCTCCTCGAACACTTCGTCCTCAGTTACCTTGGCCCCGCCCGACTGAAGCAGTTTCTCAAGAATCTTTGACACGAACGAAATCTGCGGCTCGCCTGAGCTTACGCGCGCCGCCACGGACGTAAACGATATGCCAGTGCTTTCAATCTGGCGCATCAGCCGGAGCGTCGGGGTCACGGTGTAATCCGTGCCCCGCCACGTGATCGTAATATCCCGAAAGACCGCCATTAAGCGGCCGTCCAGGTGATCGTGCCAGAAGACTGGATGTTTGCCGTAAACGTGACTGCATCCGCCTGCTCGCCGCTCAACGCCACGCTATTGAGATAGAA